GAAACAGGTGGTTCACAAACGATTCCAGTAACCGTAACATACGTTCAATAAGATAGACAATGGCATTAATTAGAGACAATAGAGGAGCACTTTTAGCAAGTAATATATCCCAATACTTGGCAGGAGCAGCGAACACCGCAGGAACTCCCGTAGATACTAACGAATTAGTTAGAATCGTAAATCAATTTTTAGGACAAGGTGAACAAATCAGTTCAGATTTGACAACCGTAACTAATGGTGTTTACAAAAAATTCGGAGCAATTGATAAGGTAACTAACAGAACTGAAATTGTAACATCTGGTATTTGGAGTGGTGATACAGGTTCATTGAACTCATTCTTTACATCATCTACGCAAGTAAATTCTGTAAGTGGTAAATATTATTTAGATGTTTATAACTTAGATACTTCATCAAATGCAGCAGAGGTTCAATTCTCAATCGCATATGGTGATGCTAGTGGTAAGGGAGCACCTACACTAACTCAAAATGATGATTCAAATAAACAAACTACTGCAATCTACAATCAGTTTAAAAATGTATTGTTAGATTCATCTGATGCTTATTTTAGTGTATATAGTGGTTCGGTAGCAAGTTCATATGATTTAACATCATTTTATGCAATCAATATCAACAGAGCAAGATACAAAGAAAAATTAGACCCAGGTAATATTCAAATTACACTATCTGGTTCAAACGGTATAATTACTTTAATAGATGATTCTAACGGTACTAACGAAAGTGTAACGACCGCAGGTAGAGTTTATAATATGGTTAGTGGTGCATTGAACATTGGAACTTCTCTAACGGCATCGGTAGCACAAGTAAAAGATACTTATACACAACAAGGATATGGTTTATTCTATCCTGATATGGGTGTTATTTTATTAAACCCAAATGCATTATCTGCATCGGTTGATGGTAAATTGGCTGAGGCAGCGGGTTCAACTCAAAACCAATATCACCAATCGGGTTCTGTATCTGGTTCATTGAAATTATTAGATGCATTAAAAGGTGGTGCTGATTTCCAAGCAAGAAGAACAGAAAATGTTTCAACATCACATTACTTCGTAAGAGCAAATAATAGAGAGTTTAACTTCTCAAACAATCCAACATTTGTTAGTGGAGTAGTTGGAGCATTTGCACAACCATCTTTCGAAAAAGACCCTCATGTTTATATTACAACCGTAGGTTTATACGATGATGCTAACGAATTATTAGCAGTAGCAAAAACTTCTAAACCAATTGAAAAATCATTTGATAAGGAAGTAGCGATAAAAGTAAAGTTAGATTTTTAATAGAGAATAACTTATGAACTAAAAACCCACCTTTTGGTGGGTTTTTAGTTTTATGATATTTATTAGTGATATGTTAAAAAGAATTCCCAAATCAGATATTAGTATAAGACCTTTTAAGGCATACAAAGAATGGAGTTTTAATCAAGACTCTACTGAAATTGATGTTTTATTGGCATCCGATGTTTCATCATCATATTCAACTGGTGATAACTTATCTTTTCAACAAACTGCAATATACGGTCAATTAAAGGCACAATTCTATAATGGAAATGAGGATAACCCATTTACTAGAGTTGGAGCAGCTAGTATAGTTTATAATTCATCAAATTTAACAAAAGATAGATTTTTAAGTGGAAGTGCTAAAGTTGTTTCTATACCTCAAACATATATCGGTGAAGGTATAAAAAAAGGAACTTTAACTTTTTCAAATGGAGATGGTTTATACGGTGATGATTCTTATGGTAATTTAATTTCATTAGCAGGTGATACCTTATCTGTTGGGTATATTGGTATCCCAAATCCAACCGGTTCATCATTAGGATATTTGTATTTTACAGATATAGCAAGTACGGTTTATACTGCTTCTATTGTAGATTATGATATCAACACAGGTATAATAGATTTAACTTATGAAACTGTAAATTATCCGAATCTTCAGGTTTTAAGTTTTAATTTAGAAGATGGTAGTATGGTTATAGATAATGTTCCATTTTTAATAGGTGCAGGTGGTACTAATAGAATTGGAAATGTATTTTATAATCAAGGTTTAATTGTATTGACACGGGGTTCTGAAGCATATTTGACAGGTAGTTGGGAATTCAACTATAAATCTACCCAAACTATTTATGAAAACGAATATCTTTTGATTGTAAATCAAGATGAATTTAATATATCACAAAACCCATCTTCAATTGTAGAGGTTGGTAGAGTGGATGAATATATAACAGGTTCAGATAATAAAATATACAAAACAACAACTACACCTGGTGTAAAGTATATTAAAAAACTAAGTACATTAGAAAACGGAAATGTTTTAGATTATCGTTATACATCATCTGTAAATTCTGAAGTATTTGCAGGATTCGAACATTGGGATTTAAGTGGTTCGGTAGATACTACTGGTTCATTCCTTGCACCGTTTATCACAACCATCGGTTTATATGATGATAACTGTGATTTGGTAGCAGTTGCTAAATTACCACAACCTATAAAATCAGAACCAGATATTCCTGTAAATTTTATTATTCGTTTTGATACATAATCTATATTTATATACAAACAATACAAACTATGCCTACAATAGAAGAATTATACAAAGCACAACAATCAGCATTAGGTGTTGATAAGATTGGATTTGCAGCAGGTGAAAATGCTAAAACTCCTTACACTACAAACGATTTGAAAAAAGCAGATGAGCAAATTTTAACTGCTGATAAATTCAAAACGGGTAGAGGTGGTGCATTAAATGAAAAGATGTATTCAGATACATTCAAATAATAATGGCTAAAAAAGTTACTGCTAAAAAATCCAAGTCATCTTGGGTTGGTAGAAAGTATGGATTTAAATCTGGTTTAGAAGAATCTGTATCTACTCAAATAGAATCAAAAGGACTTAAAGTAGATTATGAATCTGAAAAGATTCCATACATTATCCCTGCATCAAAACATACATACAATCCTGATTTCAAATTACCAAATGGTATCTTTGTAGAAACCAAAGGTAGATTCCTCGCATCAGATAGAAAGAAACATCTGTTGATAAAGGAGCAACATCCTGAATTGGATATACGGTTTGTATTTACATCATCAAAGAACAAAATAAGTAAAGCATCCAAGACATCATATGCAGATTGGTGTGATAAAAACGGATACAAATATTCAGATAAATTTATTCCAGAAGAATGGTTTAACGAATAGCTTGGAATTCTCAATTTTTATTCGTATATTTACATTGTGTTGAATAGTACAGATAAAAATAAAGTAACGAATGCGTTGTCTACATCGTTAGGTAGTTATTCCGTGTTGAGGGGTAATGAGCTAGCATTCTACTGTCCATTTTGCAACCACCATAAACAAAAACTTCAAGTCAATTTAGAATCACAAAAGTGGCATTGTTGGACTTGTAATAGTGGGGGTAAGAAACTTACATCTTTATTAAAGAAGTTAGATGTTGATAGAAAAACTATCTCTATGGTTAGAGAAATCTACGGAGATTCTAACTACAACCCACAAAATGAAGATGCTGATACAAAAGTATTTATTTCATTACCAAAAGAATTTATTTCATTAGTAGAAGAACCAAAAGGGTTTAATCCTGAATATAAGAATGCAATGCATTATCTTACGGAGAGAGGAATTACTATGAAACAGATTGTTAAATATAATATAGGTTATTGTAAAGAAGGTTTGTACAGTAGAAGAGTAATTATACCATCCTATAATTGTGATGGACAATTAAACTATTTTGTTTCTCGTTCGTATTATCCAGATGAGAAAATGAAATACAAAAACCCACCAATCAGTAAGAATGTAATTTGTTTAGAATCTCAAATAGATTGGAATGAACCAATCATCTTATGTGAGGGAGTATTTGATGCTATTACAATCAGAAGAAATGCAATTCCACTATTAGGCAAGTTTCCATCAAAGTTGTTGATTGAAAAAATCTTTATGAGTGGAGTTAGTGATATTGTTATCTCATTGGATAACGATGCTAAAACCGAAGCATTGAGAGTATCGGAATATCTTCGTAAGCAAGGTATAAATGTTAGGTTTATGGATTTAAAAGATAAAGATGCTGCTGATATGGGATATCAAAAGTTTTATGAAGAGTTAAATAGTACAAAAGAGTTTGGGGAAGAAGATTTGTTATTAAGCAAGATTAGTAGTTTATGAAATTAAAAAAGATTTACCACATTGCCGATGTGCATATCCGTAATGTAAAAAGACACAACGAATATCGTCAAGTATTTGAAAAGATGTTTGATGAGATTCGTAAAAGAGGAACGGAAGATTCTATTATTTATTTAGCAGGAGATATTGCTCATGCTAAATTAGAAATGTCTCCTGAATTACTAAAAGAAATTAGTTGGTTATTTACGGAGTGTTCTAAATTATGTGATACTATCCTTATTACAGGTAATCACGATTGTAATATGAATAATTTGGATAGATTGGATGTTCTTACTCCAATTGTAGAAGCTCTAAACCTACCAAATTTTCATTATTTGAGAGATACGCAAGTTTACTCTATTGGTGGAGTAGATTTTGGTGTATTCAGTATTTTTGATGATAAAAAGAATTGGCCAAAAGCAGATACTCTATTTGGAAACAAAAAGATTGCTTTATTTCACGGACCAGTTGATAATTCCCAAACAGATATTGGGTATGTAGTATCTTCACGTCATTTTACAACTGAAATGTTTGATGGTTATGATTTGGCATTGTTAGGTGATATTCACAAACGACAACAAATGATTTCCCCAAAAGGATGTAAAGTTGTTTATGCAGGTTCTTTGATTCAACAAAACTTTGGAGAAACTTTGGATAAGCACGGATTCCTTATTTGGGATTTGGATACTCTAACTTATGAAGAGGTTGATATTCAAAATGATTATGGTTATTATACATTAGATATTGATAAGGGTATTGTTCCAGTTGTGAGTAATATGCCAAAGAATCCTCGTTTGAGAGTTCGTTTATCAAACACAGATACTGCTGATACAAAAAAGGTAATTACCGAAATTAAAATGAGATATGGTGTTGATGATTTTACAATTATCAGAACAGACTCACTTGCCAAATCAAAGACAGGAAATAGAGATAATAAATTAGATTTTGAAGATGTATCGGATGTAAATTATCAGAACTCACTATTAAAAGAATATGTTGAGAGAATGATGCCGTTTACAACACCAGAAGATATTGAAGGATTATATGAAATCAATCAGGATATAAACAGTAGAATTGTTCAAGATGATATTCAACGAAATATCAATTGGAAACCTGTTAAGTTTACATTCTCAAATATGTTCTCTTATGGTGAGAATAACAAAATTGATTTTACCAAAGTAGGT